TGCGACAAGTTGGTAACAAGACTACATCTGGTGATGCTAAGTCTGTACAAGAGTCAGTTCGTTTCTTTGCTTCTCCTGAGTACGGTGCTTGGGCTTCTAAGAATCAAGTTGATCCTCAAGTATTAAATAACGCTACACGTTCGTTCAAGTTGAATTACGAGCAAGTGGTTGTTAAAGGTGTACAACAACAAATCCAAGACGCATTTAACACTCCTGCTGCACTTCCTGCTGCTGGTGTATTGAAGCAGTCGATGGGTGGTCAGTCTGTTACCGTTGAAGCGATTAAGCCTGAGAACTTGGACGTTAAGTTCAGTGGTTCAGGTATTGTGTTTGACTTGAAGAATGTACCTAATGATCCTGTTGCTTTGCGTAATGCTAAAGCTACAGTGGATTCGTTGAACAAAGCTCAAAAGGCTGTTAACGAGTTGGTTCGTCTTGGTGCACACTTGGAAGGTACTACAGACTACGCTAAGCATTGGGAAGCTAATAAACAAGCTTATATGCCTTTTGCTTTCCCATTCAAATCAGGTGACGTTGTTAACGGTCAAGAATACGTAGGTAAAGGAGTAGCATTTGACTACCGAGATAAAGCCAACTGGCGAGCAACAGCCGCAAACTGATAATGGCCCTTGGAACATGAGCTTTGATAAGCTGATGCAAGCTGCTGGTAAAGCAGTTGATACAGTCAAAGCTTCTGTAGTAACTCCTTCGGAGCCTTCAGCGGCTCCTGAGACACCTTCTAAGAAGCCTTGGGAAATGGCCTTTGATGAGATTAAAAAGTTCATCACTGGTCAACCCCCTAAGCCAGTGGAAACAGCCCCTTCTAGCCCCGTTAAAGAGGCTCCTAAGGGGGCTTACTTCGCTCCTGAGAAAGATAATAAGTATGCTTCAGCTGTTCGTAGTTATTACGAGACACAATTGAAAGCAGAAAGCCAGCTACGTCATTATGGCCCAGATGGTAATCTTATTCGTTCTAACAAGGGAGCTGCTGGTGTTTCTCAGGTGATGCCTAAGACTGGTGACACTCCTGGTTATGGAGTGAAACCGTTACAGTCTGAAACTGAGGATGAATATCGTAGATTTGGTTTTGACTATATGGTTGCTATGAACCAGAAGTACAAAGGAGATATTCGTAAAGCTCTAGCGGCGTATAATTATGGCCCAGGTAATGTGGACAAAATTATTAATCAAGCACGTAGATCAGGTACGAACTGGGAGACACGCTTGCCAAAAGAGACAAGGGATTATTTGACTAAGATTGTAGGTAAAAAGAATGGCTAAAAAAGGTGAATATAAAAAGGGTGCTAAAGCTGACAGTATTCGTCAGCGAGCATATAATTCCAGCCCAGAGCAAAAGAAGAGACGAGCTGAGCGTAATCATGCACGTGCTATTATGGAGCGTAAAGGTGCTGTTCGTAAAGGAGATGGCCGCGATGTAGATCATCGTAATCACAGAACATCCGACAAGAGTGCAAAGAATCTTAGTGCTATGCCTAAATCTAAGAATCGTGCAATGAACCAATACGACAAACGGAAAAAGAAATAATGCCTGTAAACAAGTCTATGATGGCAGCCATGAAAAAGGAATATGGTGCGAAAAAAGGTAAATCGGTTTATTACGCTGTTGAAGCGAAACAGAAGGCCAAAACTAAAGCCAAACCATCCACCAAAAAACCAAAGAAATAATACCATGGCAAGCACTAAATCAGCACGTAAGAGAAATGTACAAGAGAGTAATGTAGAACCTATTCGTGGATTCGATAGTATCCAACCGAAGAATATGGCTCAGCAAATCTATCTTGAGGCAATCGAGAGAAGCGATGTTGTTTTTGGAATTGGTAGTGCTGGCACAGGGAAAACCTATGTAGCAGCTTCATACGCAGCGGAGAAGCTTTACTACCGAGAGACAAGTAAGATTATTGTGACACGACCTAACGTTGAAGCTAGTCGTAGTCTTGGTTTCTTACCAGGAGAGTTGGAAGAGAAATACGCACCGTATCTAGAACCTTTTGAAGGTGTCTTTATCCGAGCGTTTGGTAAGTCCTTATATGAATTGTTTAAGAAACGTGGTCAGATTGATCCACGTCCTCTTGGCTTCATGCGAGGAGCTACGTTTGATGATGCTATTGTGCTGGTTGATGAATGCCAGAACATGACTGAGAAAGAGTTTAAATTACTGCTTACCCGTATAGGTCATAACAGTAAGGTTATCTTTTCAGGAGATAGTCGCCAAGTAGATATTCCTGATTCAGGTCTTATGTCTACTATTCAACGACTACAATACATTCCTAGTATTGAGGTGGTAGAGTTCTATCCCTCAGATATTGTTCGTAGTGATTTGTGTAAACAGATCATTCTTGAGTACGAACGATAAAAATTAAGCCCGTAAGGAGAAATCCCTACGGGCTTTTTTATTGCCTATTTAACTTGTTTTAATATAGATAAATGGGACAGCTCGTACGTTAGGGTAAAGCTCTTTAAACTCAGCAACTGAAATATCTGTACCAATTTCAATTTCTGTAAACAACTTACCTTGTTGACGAAGAGTTGCCTTAGCTTGAATACAGCCAGGGCAGTTAGGTTGTGTATATACTGTAATATCTTCCATCTTAAACCTCAATCCAATCATCAGCTTGCATATCAGATTGACTTGCTAACCAACCAGTTTGGTATTGGTTCTGAGCTGTCCACATATCGAAGTGTGGCTGAATAATCATCTCATCTATACCGCGACTTTCAAGGAATTCCTTGGTGATTGGGCCACCGGCTCGTAAATTATCTTTATGAACGTTATATCCACCCGCTCGCAGAATAAACATTCCTTTTCCATTCCAACCCTCTCGGGCTACTTTTTTACCAGCTTTTAAAGCTGTGATTGCTTGACCAAAATTCATAATAACTCCTTATCGAATTGGGCAATGACCTGTTTCACAGTCATCTTCCAAATCAGCATCAATATCGTTAGACGCATTCAAGTCAATCGGTTGTAGATTAGCTACGTATGCGTCATATTCTTCTTTTGTTACGACTGCTTGGGGTAAGTAGGAATATCCCAAATCTTTTGCAGACTTTGTGGGGTCTGCCCGAAATAAGAAAGATACTCCAACATAATTATCCCAATTATCATGTAACCATTCCACAATTGCATCTGCTTCCTCTGGAGAATAGCTAATAGTTGCCGATACGTTTTGTTGACACCAGTTTTGCATCAACATCTTGTATCGTTCGAGTTGTGACACAGCGCTCTCAGTATTAACTTCCATTACGATACCGTCTTTCTCAAACTTATCGAATGGTACGTCATCCCATTTAACTGGGAACGTAATCAATACAGCACTTGGGTCAATAGGATGATCAACCACTTTGTATCCAGCTGCACGACACAGAGGAACCAAAGGATCAAACTTACCATACGTTACATTGTTAAAGATGTACTTACCTAGAGGCTTATGAACTCCTTCAGTTGTATCCATAACTTTAGAGAGTGTCCCCGATGGTTTGATTGTTGTGACGTTCTTAGGACGTGGAAGCCCAAGCTGGTCAGCCATTGAGTAAGCTCCGGCAACAGCTGTTCGTTGTAGTTCTGCGTAGTCATATGCAGACAGATCGGGCCGTCGAACGATTCCAGTAATGCCCACTCCACATAACCGAAGGAACTCGTTATTGAGATGCCATGCTTCTTGCAGAATTCCGTCACGAAGGTCAACACACGTTTGGCGGTAATTGGCTCTTGCTGCAAGCTCAATTGCTTTACGTAAGCCTGCTGAATCACCTTGGAATTTAGCAAGGTCAACCTCCGTCAAATTACAGAATGATTTATTACCCAAAAGAATCTCAGCACAAGGATTAACACCCTTGAACCAAGGAGCACGTTTACGAGCTGCTACACCGTTAATAAAGCCAGGCTCACTACCACCAGCAGCAACCATCAGCTTAATTACATGAGCAATCTCATCCTTAGCAGGACGATGATTGAACAACAAGCTGTTGTTAGATTGTGCTCGTTGTGGATTGTTCACCCACCATTCATTCTTCGCAACTGCGAACTCAGCCCACTCATCTTCTCCATACTCGAAGAGAGCAATTTCAGCTGAACGGCGAGAAGAGAGGATAGTACCCAACCAGTTAACAATGTCAAGAATGTCGATACGAGTAAGCAAGCTACCGCTACGACGATTAAGGATTTTAAAAATCGCTTCGTAAGCTTTCGCAATAGCAGCGTCACCTGAACTAATCCAACCATAACCTTTCAACCTTTCACCTGCGGGACGGATCTGAGAGAAGTCAAGAACCAGTTTCTTAGCTGGATACTTATGACTCATCAACTTACCAATTGACTTACTCCAAGCTTCAGCTGAGTCACCAACTTGAATAGTCCACACACCATCTTCAAAAGTCTCTTTATTGACTTGACTACCACCCTTCTCAGTACGAGTAGAACGAATGATTTCAAGCTCTGTAATAGGCTTTTGGAAGCCTGTAAGCTGACCTACAATAGGACGGAAGCCAACACCACAGCCTTGCATCAGGAGCCATAACACATCAACCGTATCGTACACTGTTTCAACTTGTGTAAACGAACAGTTGAACTGAGAAGCTTCACGACGTTGTGCTACCTCTGTACCACCAAGCCACAGAGTACGACCAGACATAAGAACTTTACGTTCCAACATCATAGTACGCAGCTCTTCTAGCTCAGCCAATTCCCAAGGGAACAATTCATCTTTCTTGGCACGTTCCCACAGCCATTTCTGATGACCGATAACACGGTCGATTGTTTCTTCAAATGTCTCAAACACTGTACCTGCATCGTTCAGAGGACGATTGTAAGTACGACGGAAGAGAAGTTGTGCACGAAGCGATTGATCTGTCATTTATTTCCTTTTATTATTAGTATGTCTTACCGCCGAGAGCCAAACGGTTCTCTAATTTATGATCGTGACGACCAGCATTGTATTCTAGCTTTTCTTCAAATGCCTTGCCAAGAGGCATATTATACGCTCCAGCCAGATCGAAAATACGAATAAGAGCGTCAGCCAGTTCAACAACACGGCCATCCATATGAGGAAGCTTATCATCCATGAGTCCTTTACGATCAGCTTCCATAGCTTCTGACAGTTCAGAGACTGTCAACATCAGCTTATTACTGAAGGCCAGTGGATTATCAGTTACAGGAAGACCTGTAGCAATGTCATGCCACCAACCAGCTTCACGAGCCTGAGAGTGACATACGTATACCAAATCATCCACTTGTGCTTTCATTTTACCCATTTAATTCCTTATTGATATTTTTGATTGATGTAGTTAAGAGAGAGAGGCATGAGGTCAAATTGACCGTTCTGTACTTCATGAAGCATCAAGAAGCCACGCCAGTGTTTGTTACCTTGATGACCCAAGTAGTCCTCATCATGTTCATAGCAGCTACCTGCAATAATAGATGTAAGACGTTGACCATCCGCACGTTCTGCTGTTGCAATCTGCAAGCCTTGCTGATGACCAGCAATACAGCTCATGTGTTTCTTGTTAAGCTGAGCGTTAGCAGTCGAAGCAGGTCGTCCAGCCACACCTGTGACAAAATAATGA